CCGAGAGGTATTCTAACTGAATATACAGTTTCGTAAAGTTGTTTAAACGTCCAAATGACGGGTGTTATTGTCTTTTCCTTGACAGAGGGTAAGATGGTCTGACCCAAAAATCATCTTAACCTAAAAATCGACTGGATTGATGTAATTATACATAATCGGAGCTCCTACAAACATACCAAGTGTGAAATCTTCACCAATGGACACATAAGTATCAATGCGTGTAGCATTATCAGTTTCAGGACCATCAGCAAAAATATCAAATGCCAAATGAAAAGGATTTGGTAGTGTTGTATTCAAAAATGAAATCATACGAGCAGGAGAAAAACGTTGACCAATTGTGTAATATGGCATTTCCCACTCCACAACAGGATTTTGAGATGTTGGCGTAATAACAGTTCCATCAAGACCAGCAGATTTCAACCTACACATAATGCGTCGATTATTAGTAAAAGTTGAACTGAGCACGTTTACGACAGTATTAAAATAACCACCAAGCATATCTCCGCGAGTTATTGATAAAGTCGACGTCTCTTGATTCCTAGGTAAACCAGAAACTATGGCCTTGTATCTAAGACTACCTCGATAACCAACAAATGCAGGAGTAAGATAATTCAGTAAAGTATTAGAGCAATAACTATATGGTGCATCAGGCTGTCCAAAAACAGGAGCAGTATCAAAACCATCAGTTGCCCATCCCCTGTACCAAGGGAAAAAGGGACGCGTTTGCTCTATAACACGAGCAACATCGGTACCAAATTCTTTGGGAAACATTGTGTCGTGATATTGATATCTCCTTAACAAAGAACGAAATGACACAATACGCTCTCCTTGATAGACCAAATACTGATCATCATCGGGAATATGAGCTGATGGAGCGAAAGAAGGTATTTCTTCAACATTACCTGGTGCATTAGATGAATCACCAGAATCCACCATAGGCGCAATCTCTGCCTGAGCAACAAAGTAAGATAAATCCTTCATATTACGTGATGTAGGTACAGAAAAAGCAATGTCATCTCCACCAGCAACCCAAACCTGGACTTTGATATCAGCAGAAGCAGTACCAGGTGTAGCAAGCTCATTGACAACATAAACTGATAAAGTACCATTATCTTCTCCTTCAACAGGAGCTATAGGACTACTATCATCATGGAGAGGCGACAGAGAAACTGTATCAATACCATCTAACCGATTCCAAGCTCGTACATCTGTCCACTTAACTTCATACTCAAAATCCCGAGATTCAGTAATATCAATGACAGTAGAATAAGTTTGATTAAAAGGTACTGCGCCACCTGGATTACCTTTCGGATTATAAACAATACGCAAACGACCTCTATGATATTCAGAACAAACTACATTAAACCTAAATTTAATAGAACCTTGCCAGCAATCAAAAGGAGTGCCAGCAAAAGCCAAGGCTGTAGCGTGATACTCAGTAAAAGTAGAAGTACCAAGTGTTTGCGTATAAAGTGGTGTAACACGAAATGAAGTCAGCAAATCATCTGAATCAGCGCTTTCCGGCCAATCAAACTGTCGCCAATAAGACATACGTGAAGCAATAGAATGAATAGTCATCTCATCATGACCACCCAAACCCATGACACGTGTATCAACAGTAAGTTCATTCTTAGAATCAACAGAAAGTTTATTTAAAGTTTCAGCTGTATCAACATTAGCAAGATTACCGATATAACGCGGTGTATAACGTTGGGTATCTTGTAAATTATTAGGACGAGCATAACCAAATACCTTAGCTATATTTCCCAATGATTCAGCCACCATACCGGTAGCTTTAGCATAGGGTCCAATAATTGGAATTCGTGATAGTTGGTTAGCAGCACTGGCAACTGCTGAGGCAGGTGTACTGATAAGTCCATTTGGAGAAAATTCTCCTGATCCACTAGTATTATTATACTTCGCTTGTTCTTCGAATTTAGGAAAACCAAATTCATCCTGATCCACAATAGACTGTCCAGATTGAGCAGAGGAAGTGGTTGGTACAGATAAAGTAACATTCTCGGCCCAACAAAATACATTAACTGTAACTGGATCAGTACCACCATTTGCATGCTTCAATATATGAAAATCATGTATAGTACATCTGCCCATTTCTTCTTCCCAACCCACATTGGTAATATCCAACATGTTTTCGGGCCAAATAAATGGAAGACACAACTCACCACCTTGAGAAGAGCATGGGTCTATAAGCAAATGTGGCTTTTGGGATGCTTGAATTAAATCTTGTTGGAAAAAACCCCGATTAACAGTCACTTGATCATTAGCAAGATAAGGATTATAAGACAACATAGCTCGACCATAATAAAAGGAGTTACCATTAATTAAAACTTTAAGTCTTAAGTTACATCGTAAATTACGGAATCTATTAATCTTATCTAACACATCTGAGTTACTAAAGAAATCTGTCCATGGATTAAATTGATGGAAAAAGTTAACATCATTCGGTGTCCATTTATAAGATTGAATCTTTAGAGGCCGACTCAAAAACGATCCTAAATCTGCGTCAGAAAATCCTGACAACTTAGTTGTAGCATCAGCATCAGTATCGATATTATAAGTCCATTGAGAATCACCATCAACGAACTGCACATTTTGGGCTGCGCTTGCCCCCTCGGTAGAACCCACCGAGAAAGGTTTATCATTAGTATTAATAGTAAGTAATATTTGATAATACGAAAACAAGAGCTACTTAACTCAATGTAACGCAGAGGGTTTAGATGGGTGGCGAACCCCGGCTAAATAACCGTATCCAGAACAGGCTGGATGCCAACATATGCAAAGCGAACACGACTATATATAAACACACAAATTAATACGCCACGGCGTAACCATATACATATAACTATTTTAAACTTATACCACGAATAGTTCCGGGGTTTGTACGAGTTTATTGTCATCACGGGACAGAGCCGACTTAAAAGTCATAACGGCGGTCTCGAAAGAGATGTTGAATTTTGCTAGTGGAGAACAGGATCCACGCGTTTTGTATCCTTACATAACAAGGCAAACAATAAGGCATCAACATGGTTTTAAAAGCAGTATAAAATATCCATTTCCATGAAGGATATCCACCAGTAGTGAATAGGAAGACATAAATCCAACGTTTATCAAATTTGCCAAATTTAAAAGTTACTTTCTCATAGTATAATAATACACCTAAAACTACGTATACCAATAAAGATAAATCCGCACAAATATGTTCCCACCAGTAAAAGGGATTAGCAGAAGTTCCAAGACAATGATCATCTACATTTAGCGGAATTTCTATTCCACATTGATTTTCATACTTAGATTCTAAAGGAACATCCTCTTCCTCGTCAAAATATTTGGCTCTAAACATTTTAAGACGATCTTCATATGTCACATCAAGCTCCTTACAAGCATGAGTGAGATTACTAAGTTCTGCAACTTCTTGCATCTGCTTTCTACGAAATTCATATTGAACTTTACCATACTGCCACCATTCCCGCAGAGCTCCATCAATATTCATCGCAGATTGATCAGCAAGACTAACAACTTTCGACTCAAGTACTGTATGTAGTGATTTAAAAATTGACGCCTCATCCAAAGTACCATGAATGAGACCAGTATCCTCATCAAACCGGTTATGACGCTTCAAAAAATCAGCATCCTCATCCAACATATAAGGAATAGGTTCTGAAGTCTTATCGGGCATCGTAAATTTCATATCTCTTTTAGCCAAAAAATCGGCATAAGATATATGATTATACCAATCATGTCCCTTACGAACCGAACCCTTAACATCATCGCCATAAGTCATGACGGCAACATTAACACGAAAAGGTTCAGGATTTCCCATTTCCGCTGGGTACATGTGGTAATATGCACATCTCATAAGCAAAGAATTAACTATACAATTAATGTATACTGTCATATTTTGGCCAGAAGGATTAGAACCACGATGAATAATTATATCCCCATTGTAAGCTACACATGAATAAGCAATTTCGCTTGCAATACCCTTCATAATAATTATATCATCTGATGTATATTGTCCACACGTTTGAGCAATCTCAATAAGACTAGCAAATGCAGCATTAATAAGGGCTGCTGGCATACGTAAGTCATACTTACTGTAATCACCCGCAAAAATTTTGTCTGTGCCAAATTTAGTCATATGACGTGCCAACTGATCCCATTCGGGTCCTTGTGCATTAATGCCTACAGCACACTCAGACACAACTGGGAAAATAGAGAGTAATCGAGCAACAGGTAAAAAATATTGGCGAACTAACATTTGAGTGGCCCAATCTGCAGCCTGAAATACCCTAACTTTAGTTTTACCTATTTTTGTGGGTTCATCCTTAACACAAGCTTTAAAAATGGAATAACATCTCTCACCATTTTTAAGTTTTGCACGCATAGCCTCAGTTTCCTCCAAAATCATCTTATCACATTTCGCTGGACAAGAATGAGTAGGATAATCTAGTGGATCAAGAAGAGTAATTAACTCACTTTTAGGACCACTCAAAGGAAAACCTTTAGAAGTACCTTTTTGCATTTGATCAAT